ACCAATCCTCAATCCACACTCCAAGTTGGTGATGATGTAAACTTAGGTCAGAAAGGTGTAGGTATTAGTTCATATGGGGATATAAAAGTATCAGGTATTATAACCGCCACAAAATTTGTTGGTGATATCACAGGTGATGTAACAGGTAATGTAACTGGTAATATTACTGGTAATGCTCCTACTGCAACTCTGGCAGATGATGCAGTCAAATTACAAACTCCAAGAAATATCGCTGGTGTTCCATTCGATGGATCTGCTGATATAACTCTACCTGGTGTTAATAGTTCTGGTAATCAGAACACATCAGGAACAGCAGCTAATCTATCAGGTTCTCCAAGCATAACTGTAACTGGTATCGATTTAAATGGTAATCTTGATGTAAGTGGAAATACAACTCTTGGTGATGCGAATTCAGATACTCTAACAGTTAATGCAACATCCACATTTAATCAAACAATAACAGGCATAGCTGGTGAGAACAAAATCCCATCATTATATTCTAATATGGGTGCATTGCCTAACGCTAATTCTTATCATGGTATGTTCGCTCACGTTCACTCTACAGGTAGAGGATATTTTGCACACGCAGGTAATTGGTATGAACTAGTAAACAAAGATACTAACGGAACTGTAGGAACTAGCACCGAGACATATAGTATTGGTAGTCTCAGTATAGGGACAAACAGTCCAGCAAATGATGTTCATCTAAGAAAAACTGGAGACACTGAATTACAAATTACAAGTGATACAGGAACAGCTGGTATTACTGTTGGTCGAGAAAGTGGCACATCTAACACAAATAATGCTGAAATAAGATATGGTGCTGATTCAAGTGGTGTATTGTATAGTACAGGTCAATCACTTGATATTCTTAATTATGGAACACATAATTTTAATTACTTCTTAAGTGCAAATGATGCAAATAATGTTACTGGAGATTTCCACTGGCATAGAGGTTACGGTGATCGTTTAATGACCTTGACAGGTATTGGTGGATCATTAGGTATTGGTATCACTACTCCATCTGCTAAGCTTGAAGTAAATGGTGATTCTAAATTCACTGGTAGTGTTGAAATAACAAACGATTTGACACTAACAAATGCAGACATAACACTTGATGAATTAAGAACATTAACTGGGGATGTTATTGGTAATGTAACAGGTAATTTAACTGGGTTGATTGATACACCATCAGTAGGAATTTCTACAATCCAACAATTAGAGGTGGGTCTTGGTATTGGTATTGGTGTAACACACAAGGATCATAAATTAAGAATTGGATCAAGCATAGATAATCGAATTTTTATAAACAACAATAGTCAGATTGGTATTAGAACAGATATTATTTCAGAATCAAATGTAACCGTCGAGATTTTAGGTAACGTTAGATTAAAGAAAGCAGTGTCGGTTGGAGACACAACTAGATGTGCGGTTGATTTTTCTGATGCAGTCAATATATCAAATGAAGGTGAGACTGGATTACCATTTGATAGATCTCAACTTGCATATATGATACCTCCAAGAGTAAACACAAGTCAAAGAGATCTACTCCGTGATGCTCATACAAATGAACCAACCTTATTATCGGGTGCTATGGTATATAACACTTCCATAAATAAATTACAAGTCTGGACTGGCAGTGCTTGGGAAACAATTACTAGCAGCTAATGGCAATCAATAAAACATCAGGAGATACCTTAAGTTTTAAGGATGATATTGAAAAAGAATTTGGCAATAATCCTAGTAGAAGTCTAGGTAGTTATAGATCTACTCACCCTGACTTTAAGAATGAAAATCCTGGTGAACTATCAAATTTACCATTAGATACTGGTATACCACAATCAGGTGAGATAAAATTTAGTGATTTTTATGGAAAAAGATTAAATATTGTTGTTGATTGCTATTCAAGTGGAAATAATAATTTTAATCATGATTGCTATACAAATCGTTTTGCAAATGGAAATTATGTTATAGTTGGTAAATATAAAACTTCAATAACTAAGTCTCAGTGGGATGGTGGTAAGAAGGTAATTATACACATCAATAAACAATTTAAATCTACTAACGCATCTAATCGAGATCATGTCGCACTAAAACAAGGAACCATAAGTAATACTGCTACTAATGCTTGGCCTACTTCGACAACATTTCAAATTGATGTTGGTAGTAGTGGTCTCGTTGGAGGAAAAGGTGGAAACGGTGGGGATAGTGGAAATGAAGAGACACCAGGACAAAATGGTGGAACTGGTACAAGTGGAATGAAGATACACTCTGGCACTCCTATAACTGGAGAGAATAGGATATTTGGTGGTGGCGGTGGCGGTGGAAGTGGATCAGGAGCGGAACAAAATGATTGGGGAGATAAAAACTCTGCTGCTGGTGGTCGTGGTGGCGGTGGTGCAGGTTTACCAGGTGGAGAAGGTGGTAATGAAAATGCAAATGAAGATGGAACAGCGAACGCAGGTGGAGATGGAATAAATGGTGTTAATAATGCAGAGGCAGTTGGTGGAAATGGAGGTAATGGAGGAGGAAGGAATCAACCAGGTCAAGATGCATCAGGTGGAGGAAGTATAGAGCATAGTAATGGAGAAGGTGGTACAGCTGGTTTCCAGTATCGTTTTTATTAACTAAATTCATACCAACCTGTAGCGATATATTTGGTTTCAGTAGGACTTATTTGACCTTTGTGCATGTGTGTCCAGTAAGAAGGCCACATAACCAAACGTCCCTGTTTAGCTCTAATTCCAGTTTGATATGTTGGAAATAAAGTTCCTCCATCTTGAAGAGTATTTAAATATATCATCCAAACTAGAATACGGATAGATGATGATCTATCTGAAACCTCACAGTGACTTTTAAAGAAACCATCTTTTGGATTATATTTTTGGACGTTATATACAGAGGTGCATCGCCAAGGTGGTAATTTATTAATATCTGGAAAATCTTTTTTATATTTTTGAATATGATATTTTAGACAAGATGATAATAAGTCACTGGTGAGAGTTTTATCGTTAAAATTATGGTTTATATCAATAGATTTTTTGACTTTTAACTTTACTTCATAATCACCAACTCTACCATTTATTTGTTTCTCTTTATTTTGCTCAAACTCATTAATTATTTTGATGCAATCTTTTTTATCAAGAGCATCATCATAAATTGATATGAAACTAGGTATTTCATTCATCTTTTTATATCTCTGCATCCAAAAAAAGATGTAATGGCATATCTACCCCAACCATCATAATAATCTGAATTTTCTATTTTTACTTTTCTTACACCATGTTCGACCCAACCAGGAAATATAATCATTGAATTATTATCACAGGGTAATTTCATATCATATTTTGGAAATAGAAGATCACCACCCTTAAATTTTTTTGGTTCTTTATAAAAATATGAAAATGCTAGAAATTGATATGGCGAATCTGTATGTGGGTCATAATATTCATTGTTATGGTAATACCTAACTTTGGTGCAATCCCAATTTGATTTGCTTGCAAGACAAACACAGTCGTCAATTTCTGAAAATGCATCTAAAACCCCAGAGTCAAATAATTTTCTATTAAGTGTTAAAATATTTGAGATATTTCTAAAATTAATTTTTTCTTTGTCATTAGTTTTATCGAGATATATGTCATCAAGCAGTAATGCTTTGGCATTTGTATTTTCTACTATACCACCATAATTTTTTGCAGTAAGAAGTTTATTAGGTGCTGTATAAAAATCAAGTTCCTTCCAGATTAAATCTAATTCTTCCTCATTATAGAAATTACTAATTATCATTAGTGGGAACGGATCGCAGAATAGTTCTGCTTCTAATTGTTCTTTCATAATTTGTCACTCTGAATCCAAGCCCAAGAGGTAACTAGATACTTATCTCCATCTATTGGTGGATTACCTCTGTGAACATGAGTATATTGGCAGGGAAATATTAAAACATCACCTGCTGATGCCTTCTCTCTCTTATTTTGGTAAAGAAATTCAGTTTCTCCTCCGTCAAAATCATCATTTAAGTAAACTTGAATCACAAAAGTCCTACGGGCATCATCAACAGTACCGTTTTCATAATGCCAAGCGTGAAATCCACCACCACATTTAATTTTTTTAATTTTACAATCATGTAAAAGAAATTTTCTTAAACCAAGTATGGGGAATTGTTCTAGATATTGGTCTATACAGGGAGCAATTTTTGGAAGAATCTTTCTTGCAACACCAAAAGCGGATGATAAAGTAATACCATCATCAGACATAACGTTTATTGCATCTTGATCTTGAAATGGTCGATTGGTAGGATTTTGAGGGAATAATAAACAATTTTCATCATAAAAATCAATTGTTTCAATTAGTTCTCTACACTCATCCCTAGAAAATATTTTTTCATATCTTATAATAAAATCAGTAATACGTTCGTTCTCTTTAGCTGTCATGATATATCTTAATAACAATATTATAACATATATATTCCAGTTGTCAAAACTTTATCAGAGTGTTATAATTATTTTATGGATAAAGTGTTCACAAAAGAAAATTTTTTTTCTAACATAGATCAAATAAGAAAAATATCTCTGACATCTAAATTTTATAGTCATGATGAAATGGAGAGTAGAGTAAATTGGAGAGGGTATAGGACAAAAGAACTTAGTAACTATAAAAATAAGCTATTAGACCAATCAAAAAATCATATTATAAATCAAATTGTAAAAATATTCAAATTAAAAAATATATCTGTAACAACTTTCTTTCATTTAACTTTTAGTGATACTAAAAATACATTAAATAATTTTGATAAAAATAAATGGCATCGAGACAGTAATTATAGTTATGCAGGTATCGTTTATCTAACACCAAATCCTCCTAAAAACAGTGGAACTTCTATAATTTTAGGTGGTGAACAAATTGATGTGCAAAATTACTATAATAGAATCGTGGCATATCCTTCACATCTTACTCACGCACCCACAGATCTATTTGGTGATAGTCTTCAAAATGGTCGTATAACTTTAACTTTTTTTTGTTCATGATTAAAATTGCAATAATTGGAGCAGGGAACGCAGGGTGTGTAACTGCACTACATTTTAATTATTTCTTAGGTAAAGATTGTGAAATAGACATCTACCATAGTTTGGATACACATCCAATAGAGAGAGTAGGGCAAGGCACACTCACCAGCATTACTGAACTTTTTTCAGATACGTTAAAGGTAAATTGGTATAATAATCAGATTGGAGCTACACTAAAAACTGGAATATTATATGAAAATTGGGGTGTGAAAAATGATAAAATATTTCACGATTTTAATATGTCAGATATGGCTATTCACTTCGTGCCTCAAAAACTTTCACAATTAGTGCTAAACTCTGGTAAATTTAATTCAATAGATAAAAAAATTACAGACCCAGAGAGAGAAATTGATGCTGATGTGATTTTTGATTGTAGAGGTCGGCATGATAGAAAAAAAGAAAATTACGATACTCTTATCAATCCACTTAATTCAGTTCTACTTTGTAAAAAAAATGGTAAAGATGATGATTTAATTTATACTAGATGTGTTGCTACTCCAAATGGATGGACATTTGTAATACCTAATATGGATAGTGTTTCATATGGATACTTATACAATAATAGTATAACATCAAAATCAGATGCTACGGAAGATTTTTTAACTAGATTTAATTTAGATGAGATTGATGGTGAACTAGTTTTTGATAATTATATGGCAAAAAATTTCTATAATGGAAGTAGAACTATATTACAGGGTAATATGTATGGATTTATTGAACCATTGGAAGCAACATCCCTAGTAATATACAGAAATTTGTGTCGGCAATCATGGGATGGTATTTTCAAGTTAAATGATTGGGAATCTTGTAATCAAAAAATGAGAAAGTTGATGATAGAGATACAAAATGTCATATTGTGGCATTATCAATATGGTTCAAAGTTTGACACACCATTCTGGGAATACGCTAAATCATTACCATTTAATCCAGATGATAGATTTTATAGGATGTTTAACGATGACATTAATAGTGAACCTCAATATGGAACTTGGAGAAAATATAATTTTGATAATTGGAGGGAAGGAGTTGCATAGAATTTATTTTTGTGCTATACTAGAGAGAAACTACGAGGTATGATGGTCGATTGTAAGTACATACAAGATGATTGTGTAAAATATTCAGATAATTGTAAGGAACAGTATGATTCAATAGTCACAGACCCACCCTATGGTATTGAGTATCTTGGTAATAGTTGGGATTCATATCAGAATTGTGTAGCATTTAAGAGTGGAACTTGGGAGTCGATTGCAAAGACACTCAA